GCGGAAAGAAAGGCTGGAAATACGGAGAATCAGGGAAATGTTATGCAAATAGAGCCGGTGCAGAGCGTCAAGCCAAAGCCATTCACGCAAGCGGCTACAAAGGCAGAACTCGCACAAGCAGTAGAAATCGCTAGAGAAATCCGAAAGCGGGAAAGATTCAACAAAATAGACTATTATGACCCCTATCCCTATCAGGAGGCGTTTCACGCTACAGGGGCAAGCGCCAACCAACGCCTACTCATGGCGGCTAACAGAATTGGAAAAAGTTACTGTGGTTCGGCGGAATTAGCCCTTCATTTAACGGGCTTGTATCCAAAGTGGTGGAATGGGCGGAGGTATCGTCAACCCATAATTGCATGGGCGGGGGGTGTTTCTAACGAGACCACTAGAGATATTGTTCAGTATGAACTTTTAGGCTCCCCTGATGACCCAGAAGCGTTCGGTTCTGGAACCATCCCTAAAGGTTGTATTATTAAAACGGAGAGGAAGCCCGGTGTTCCCAATGCTAAGAGTGTTGCCCTCATAAAGCACGTTACCGGAGGCAACTCTTCTTTGTTCTTTAAAGCTTATGAGATGGGTGTGGAGAAATGGCAGGGGAGATCAGTTGATTGTATATGGCTAGATGAGGAACCTTCAAGAGAGATTTATTCACAGGCTGTAACCAGAACCCTTGACAGGAGGGGGATGGTTTATATGACCTTCACCCCCGAACAGGGCATGACCCAGACGGTTGCATCTTTTGTAAATAACTTGCAATCAGGACAGAGTTTAAACAATGCTACCTGGGATGACGCCTCAGAGAAAGTAAAAAGTGTACTTAATAAACAGGACGGACATTTAAATGAAGCCGTAATGGAACAAATCCTTGCCTCTTATTCCCCCCATGAAAGGGAAATGAGAAGGTACGGGAGACCCTCAATTGGTTCAGGATTGGTTTACCCCATAATGGAAGATAAACTAATTATTGATCCATTTCCTCTCCCTGGTCACTGGCCACGCATTTGTGGTATTGATTTTGGCTTTGACCACCCTACAGCAATAGTCTGGGTGGCGTGGGATAGGGAAGAAGATGAAATTTACATCTATGATTGCTACCGCCAATCCAAAGCTGCACCTTCTGTTCATGCCGCCGCAATCAGGAATAGGCCGGGGTTTATTCCGATAGTGTGGCCGCATGACGGGCATCGCAGGGATGCAATGGGAAACCCCGGATTGGCGGAGCAATATAGAAGTTTAGGCTGCAATATGATGCCATTCCATTTTTCAAACCCCACAGCTATAGGGGAGAAGAAAGGTGGAAACTCCATAGAGGTTGGAATCATGGATTTACTCCAGAGAATGGAGAATGGAAAGTTCCATGTGTTTTCAACTTTAGGAGAATGGTGGGAAGAATTCAGGATGTATCACCGCAAAGAGGGGAAGATAGTCCCCCTGTTTGATGACTTGATGTCAGCAACCAGATATGCGGTTATGTCAACCAGATATGCAGTTTCCCAGGAAGATGAAACTTGGACAGGTGATATTAAATACAAGAACTATGGAATTATTTGATGGCTGAAAAAATTACAGAAGAAGACCTGGTAACTAGAATAAGAGGTGAGATTACCGATTCTCTAGGTTACATGGGAGATACCATTTCTACGCAAAGAGAAATGGCTATGAAGTATTACTATGGTCTACCTTTTGGAAATGAGGTTGATGGCCGTAGTCAGTTTGTTGATTCCACAGTTCAAGATACTATTGAATGGATTAAGCCCTCCTTGATGAGAGTTTTTGCCTCCGGGGATGAGATGGTAAAATTTAATCCTCACGGCCCCGAAGACGTAAAGATGGCAGAACAGGCTACAGATTACGTTAATTACGTCTTTACAAAAGACAATCCTGGCTGGGAGATTCTTTACTCCTGGTTCACTGATGCACTGCTTTCCAAAAACGGAATAGTAAAAGTTTGGTGGGAAGAGTACGGTGAAGACACCAGAGAGGAGTATAGAAATCTAGGTGAGATAGAACTTCAGTCATTAATAATGGATGACAATGTTGAGGTCTTGGAACACAGTGAATATATAGAGGAAGAGATTGTCTACCATGATGTGGTGATAAAGAGAAAGGAATATGACGGAAGAATAAAGATAGAAAATGTCCCACCCTCTGAATTCCTTATAAGCCGAGAAGCTAAAAATATTCAAGAAGCAAGATTTGTTTGTCATCGGGTTTCAAAAACCCTTTCTGAATTAAAGGAGATGTACCCAGACCAAGATTTAGATGTGGAGAGTCTTGGTGGAAGTGATGAGGACTTGATGGCCTTTTCCGCAGAAAGACTGGAAAGGTATCAGTTCGACAAGTCTGCTGAGTATTGGGAAGGCTGGGGTAATCCTGTGCATAATGAAGATGGCCTATCCACTTACTGGTTACATGAATCTTTCTTAAAGACAGATTATGATAATGACGGCATTACTGAGTTAAGAAAGGTTTGCACTGTAGGCTCAACAGTTCTTGCAAATGAAGAAATAGATTCTATTCCTTTTGTTTCTATTACCCCAATTAAAATCCCGCATAAGTTCTTTGGGTTATCCATTGCTGATTTAGTCATGGACTTACAGTTAATGAAATCTACATTAACCAGAAACCTCATGGATAATATGTATAACCAGAATTTCGGTAGATATGCGGTTCTAGAGGGTCAGGCCAACCTGGATGACCTTCTTACACAACGTCCTGGTGGTGTAGTCAGGGTTAAATCTCCTGGCGCAGTAACAAGACTTGACACTCCTTCACTTGAGCCTTACTCCTTTGAGATGTTGAAATACATAGATGGAATAAGGGAATCAAGAGCCGGGGTTACAAAGTATTCTCAGGGTATGAATGATAATGCCCTCACTTCACATACTACAGCAACAGCGGTTAATCAGGTGATGTCAGCCGCACAAAGTAGGGTGGAACTCATAGCCAGGAATTTTGCAGAAACCGGCGTAAAAGACCTTATGATTACCATATATGAACTCCTGTATAAAAACCAGGACAAGGAACGTATGGTAAAGCTAAGAAATGAGTGGGTTCCTGTAAGACCCGATGTATGGAAGGATAAATATGATTGTACGGTTGCTGTTGCTTTAGGTAGTGGAAGCAAGGATCAGCAAATGGCACACTTGTCCCAGATGCTCAGTTTTGCAGGACAGGCAATGCAGGGTGGATTAAGGATTGTCAATGAACAGAATATGTATAACCTGGGCGCGGCTCTTGTAAAGGCAATGGGCTTCCAGAATGTTAATGATTTCCTGACCGACCCATCTCAGATTCCGCCACAAGGCCCGTCTACTGAAGAGCAGATAGCCCAGACTGAACTACAGATTAAGAAAGGCGAACTAGATGTAAGAGTCGCTGAAACGCAAATTAAACAACAGAAGCTTCAGTTGGATGCCGCAGAACTTCAGGTAGACACTGCCCTGAAGACTGCCGAATTACAACTAGAAGCAGAACAGGAGAGGCCCGTAGGAATAGGATAAATGGTAGATGAACAAACAGAGGCCCAAGCAAGGAGCCTTTTAAATAACCCTGTATTTAATGAAGCGTTTGATGTACTGAAGAAAGATTTATTGAACCGTTGGGAAGTCAGTGGTTCAACAGAAGTTGAGGCCAGAGAGTCAATCTGGCTTGCAATGAGACTGCTTGATAGAGTTTATGCGCATATAACATCCATAGTTGAAACTGGACATATGAATAAAGTTCTTGAAAAGCAACACCCATTTATTTAAAGAGGAATTGAATTATGGCGGATACGCAGGAAGCCCCGCAACCTAGTGGCTTACAGCCAGTCCCCGCGCTAGGGGGTAGTGTAACAGAGGCGCAAGAGGCATTACTCAGCCTGATGGAACCTGAAGAGGAGAAACCAAAGGAGGAGGAAGCCAAACCCACTGAAGAAGAAGAGTCTACCGAGGAAACTCAAGACGAATCATTGGAGGAGGAGTCCGAAGAGGAAGCCGAAGAGTCTGAAGAAGACGAAGAGGAAGAACCTGAGGAGTCTGACGATGAAGTAGAAGAAGAACCTGGAGTATATTCTGTAACCGTAAATGGTGAAGAGCAAGAGGTGACCTTTGACGAACTTCTGAAAGGCTATAGTCGCCAGTCAGATTATACGAGAAAAACTCAAGAACTGTCTGATAACAGAAGGGAATTTGAGTCAATGCAGCAAGCAATGGCTCAAGAGTACCAACAGATACAGGCAGAACGACAACAGTACGTTGATGCTCTGCAAAATGTAATAGATGGATCAGTAATGGGTTTAGACCAACTTGCTAATGTAGATTGGAATAAACTTAGAGAAGAAGACCCTGTAGCATTTATTACAAAAAAGGAAGAGTTTAGAGAGTCGCAAGATAGGTTAAGAGATTACCAGGCTCAACAGCAGGAAGTTATGAATCAGCAGTATGCTGAAAACCAGGAGAGTATGAAACAATCCCTGGTTCAAGAACACCAGAAAATGGCGTCCATAGTTCCTGATTGGGGTGTTCCTGAAAAGCAAAAGGAGTTGGCTTCTAGTTTAAAAGAATACGCCATATCCAACGGATACTCCGCAGAAGAGGTCTCATCTCTAGCCGATCACAGGTCTTTGATTATGCTTATGAAGGCCCAGAAATATGATAGCTTACAAAATGCTGATGTAAAATCCAAGAAGTTAAAAAATAAGCCAAAAGTTATCAGGGCTGGAAAAGGGAAAGACAAATCCGACACAGATAAAAGTAAACGTACTGCACAAATGAAACGTCTTCGGGGTACAGGGCATATTGATGATGCGTCTGCACTCCTGGAGGATTTTATAGACATTTAACTTAGGAGGGAAAAGCTATGGCTGCTCCTGCAAATACTAGGGAAACCTACGGTGCTATCGGCATCAGGGAAGACCTAAGTAATATAATTTATAATATAAGCCCTATGGACACGCCGTTTCTTAACAGCGCAGGGCGGGGTTCGTGCGACAACACGACCTTTGAATGGCAAACTGACGAGCTAAAACAAGTTGCAGCTAACAGGCAGGAAGAAGGAAACGACTACACTGCCACTGCTGCGACAGAGCCAAGACGTTTGACCAATTTTACTCAAATCTCGGCCACGCAGGTTACAAGTTCAGGAACCGCCGAAGCTGTTGATTTTGCTGGTCGAAAATCAACTCAGGCTTACCAGCTTGCCAAACGCGCCAAAGAAATGAAGCGCGATATGGAGTCGATGCT